TTCTCTTTCTTGCCGGGTGGCGTCCATCGTGCCCAGGAACCTCGACAATTCCCAGACCATGCAACTTTCCCGTTCCTCTTCACAAGCAGAAAATGCCACTTCTCTAGCTCAACATCATATACCATGCCGTCATATTCTATTGTCTTCGGAGCATAAGAAGGCTTGCCGTTCTTGGAATGTCTTTCCTTTGCAAAGTAATGTCTGAATTTCGATTTTTTAATATTTATATTATAGCAATTAGTTTTGAGCACATAACTACCATTCTTGAATTTAGACAGAACATCTTTTTGCCTATGAACCCATACTGAAGGCATCCAGCCCGCTTTCACAATCAATTCACACATATCAGCCATCATCTTTGGCGAGGATGTCCGAATAGTTATTTCTTGCGAATCGCCCGAATATGATTTTGCATGATGCTGCCCATTTCTATGAGAGCCATCCCCCAAACTAAAAGCATCTAGGAATTCTCGGATATATTCAGGCGTAAGATTCTTGATAAAATCAGGTATATATTTTTGCTCAGCATGGACGCCAATATATTCTTTGAAATACTCTGTAGCGGCACCATAAAGATATACCGCGCCATTGGCAGGCTTTAATAGTTTAGCCATAGAAGGCAAATCGTTTGTGATTCTTTCAGGAAATTTTTGCGAAAGTTTAATCTCGCGTCTTCGTGTATTCCCCTCTGAAAGAAACCATGCCCATAGCCTTACATAGTCTCTATAAGATATTTCAATGCCGCCAATTTCAATTGTTTTCGGCGGTTCTGTTCCAGCCCATTCACCAATCGCCATTGGTAAATAATAAACAGCGCGCTTGATAACATCTCTTGCTGGCTCCTCTTTTAAAATCTTCTGCTTCCAAAGGTTGCGTGTTGTAAAAAGCATGTGATGATCAGGCGTAACTAGCATGTCATAATTGAGGCCGTTGAAATGGATCATTTCGCCTGTATAGTGATATGCTATCTTTTGCGTATATCCAACAAAGCCTACTTCAAGCGTGTCTGGATTTATCGCCATAATCTTTTCGTTGCCGGTCAGGTCTTTGAATAACATCCAGCCCAAATCGGTCAAAACTTCAGTATCATCAGAATAACACCACGGGTGTTGCGCCCCTGCTGCTACCCAATTATCATTCGCCTTCCGCCCTACCCTTGTCTTGCCTTCCCATATCGCAATCTTGGCATAGGGATCGTCTATCTTCTCATCATTGAGCGGAACGTCAGACCATAGCGCGACAATGCCATTGATTTTCCTGCAATGCGGGCAAGTAGCTTCGTCTAGCACCTCAATCCGCTGATAGTAGAGCTTTTCGCCTGGTTCGGCCATGCTTCGCTGATCTTTGAGGAATGCCGTATTCATGTTGTCGGCAACTTCGGTTTCAACGATTCGCTCCCAGTCGCGATTCAGGCTCCCCATCTTGTCAAACAGCTCTTGCGCAACTTCGGATTTTGACTTCTTGTCGATAATCCCGCGCATAAGTGTTTGCCGAATGGCTTTCTTGGCATCCTCGCTCGCGGATCGCACATACTGCGCCGCGCTTTCTTGCGCTATTTGAAGCCTGCCTAAATCATAATCTGAAAGCGGGAACAGCTTATTCAAATTTTTGATATCCTCCGATATCCAGTCCAGGCTTCTCCCTCGATAGGCCGCATCCTGTAAATGTAGCTTCGATACAGCTTCCCATGTATTGTACTTGAGCATCCGATTGAGAATTCTTCCAGTCGCAACGGCATCAAGCACGATTTTCTGCCCCACATTGTCGAGCTTGCGATTTAGGAATTTCTCAATAGCGCCGATGAATTCTTTCCATTGCCGCATTGAAATAGGCTGGCCTGTCTCCGGAGAATAGAGAATCTTACCTTTCCAAATGAGCGGCTCATCATCATCAAGCGCCTTTGAAAACGTCGTTACCAATGGCATATCTAATGCATTGCAAATAGTCTTATACACTTGATCTAGTATGCCGGCAAAGTACAACACCCATTTTTGCACAAGGTCATCGTGAATCTGATATGCCGAACGTTCTTTTTCGTCTTCTTTTTCCCGCTGCTTGTACGTGATAGGAACGCCAAGCGCCTTGGCGAGCGCTTTCGTCGCGAGTAAGTATTTATGTTTACGGTTCGCCGCGCTCACATCGCGCACGGTCAAGTGTATGTTTGCCATGCTACATCCTGGCTATTTCAATCAAACCTTGCTGCCATATTGCGCCATCTAATGCCTGCCCCAGAACGCAAGAAGCTTGAAATCAGGTTCTTTTTAGGCTGTGCTGTTATATCGCCATTTTGCTTGGCTATCCAGCCTTTGTAATCTTCTTTGAACCCTTCTACAAGGCGGTTGAGCGCTTCGGGGCTGTCAGCCATTTTATCAATCGGCAATACCGCTTTGATTTCGGCAAGCGTTAAATAATTTGGGTCTTTTATCGACTTGGCTAGTGCTGGCTCTTTCTCTTTTTGGTTCTTTAGAGAATTTTTATACGCGGCTAATACAAAAGGGGCGCCGCCAACAATGTCATTGTTGTAAGCCCACTTCGCGGCATCCAATTGGAATTTATCAATATCTTCATACTTGTCGCTTCCTGCATATTTCGCAGCTGTGCCGCTATCAATAGTTAGAATATCCTCTACCGTTTCATCGGTATTCTTCGGCGGCCCATATGTTTTTTTGCCTATAAAAGTAGTTTCCTCGAATGGCAGCTTCTTCCCATCTTTGTCCAAATGGCGCGGATCAGTCTTCATGCGTCTCAAGCCTTCAGGCAAAGGCTCTTCACCTGGATTAGCATTATTCACCTCGGCGCCATTCCATATATCCCCTTTTTTCTTGAAATAATCCCTTTCCTTCAGGGGAGTAGTATACATATTCAGCTCATACTTCCCATTTTCTAACCCGTATACCTGGAAGTGTGCAATCTTTTTCGCTGGATTGCCATCTTTATCATAAAGCGCAAGCATATACTTGTTAGTCTTTCCGATCCCAGGCTTCGCCGGCCCGGTCATTACTTCATTGAAAAGGTCATCCTTATCAACATAAAGCCCTTTATCGGCTAGATTATTCAATGTCTCGCTCACTGCATCTGATAACGTATCATGGTAGACTTTATACGGGAATTCTTTTTTCGCACCCGCATCCTTCTTTTTGCCCGCACCATCTATCTGCTCTTCTGGCTTCTTGCTGATCTCTACCTGTTTTTCAACCTTTACTTCTTTATGCGTTTCCTGCTTTGGCTCCTCATGTATCGCCTGTTTTTGTTCTTGCTGTCGCGCAGCTATCTCCGGATCGTCATAGCCTGGCTCAAACAGATCGCCCTGCATAATAGAATATTTGCCCTTCTTGGCTTCTTCCGGTAAAACCCACGCCATGCGCTGGAACGTGCCATGCTGCCCTTGCACCATTATCGGCTTCCGCACAAGTTTAGGATTATTCCGCGCCTTCAAAAATTGGCTATCAAGCGGCCCAAGTTTAATCACAAACATTGTCGGCTTGTTATTTTCATATTCCATCATACTACACGCTCCTACACGATAATCTCAATCGTGTCATCATTGATTGCTTTGCCTATATGCTCAAAAACGCTCTCTTTTTTTTGCCCTTCCGCGCCTTGCTGCTCGCCCGGCAGCCTACTCGCGCCTACTTTATCAAACACACTCTTTCCCTCTTCCTGTGCGCCTTCTTCTCCTTCATTCTCTTTCCCTTTGTCGGATTCCTCGCCTTCGTCGCCCATGAGTAGCTTTCGGTATTGATCCCATCCTTCGCTGTTCTCATCGCTGCCTTGTCCGCCCTCCGGCATTGCTTGTTCTCCGCCGCCTTGCGCACCGCCGCCCATCGACATCTGATACAACTGCACCACATAAGGATTTAGCGGAATCTGACTCCATGGCTGTTTGAAAGGTTTGTCGCCATCCTCTTCGCGCAGTTCATCGAGCGTCTTCGTTGTTCGCAATTGCCGCTCACGCATATCGTACTTCTGAATCGGATCATCTTTTTCGTAACCTAAAAACTCAAAATCAAAGCGCGGGTCTACCATGTCGAGAATTTTCTGCAAGTGCCCTTCCAGGAATCCCAGCATTGAACCCAGCCCACGCGCCTTTGACGCCTCAATCCTAGGCTGTACATTCTGCCCTAGTAGTGTTGTGCTCTTGCTTGTCCGAATGCCAAGCTCTTCCAGGTCAACGCCAAATAGTGCAGCAACGCTTGACCATAGGAATTCTGTCCACTGGCTAAACTCCATGTCCTTATTGCTGCCCTGCAACGACACCCACTCGAATTTTCTATTGCCCTCGGAAGCGTTCCCCTCGATACCACGCCCAGCGGGAATAATCGGCACATGCCACTTTGACAGCGGCCCGCCAGACATGATATTCACAAGGTAGTCTTCAATCATTTCTACCTCTTCCATGTCGGCATCGCCCTGTAAGAGCAGCATACCGCGCGGAAGCCTATCCTCGGTAAAGAATCCCATATTGTACATGAATGAATTTATTAAGCCGGTAACAAGATCAACCGCTTGCTCAACCATGGAGTAGCCATAGCCGGCATGATCAAGGTCTGTCCGCGGATTCATATAGTCAAAAATCAAATCCTCTCGCGTATAGTATGCCACGGGAGACAAGTCGACTTCCTGAATGTATCGGATCGGGTCTTTCTCATTTTCAGGCGTCTCGTCATATACTTTGACGATTGTCGCTGCATCAATAGCCCAGAATGCAATTGCTTTTTTTGCTCGATTCCGTTGTATCTCGGTAGCAACCTGGTCAAGCGTTAATACATCTCTTGTTATCTTTGCGCTATACATTTTCAGATCATCTTCACGTTCCGGGTCAGACAGGAATCCTGTGTTTATAAAGAATTGCGCCAATTCATCAGCCCGTTTTTGATCCTCATTTCCCATTTCTTTTTTTGAATCTTTGCGCCTGATAGTAAAGCCCCGCACATTCTTATCAGTAGAAGGCTTCATGAATGGCGTAATATTTCGGATATAATGAGCGATAATTGCATTGATAATCCATGCGCGTTCGGCAACCCGGCGTAACAGCCGGTAGGATATCCCACGATTCGGCTCGATGACATTCCTATTTCCACGATACATAAGGCGATTGAAGGGGCTAATCAGCGTGCTTTTCAGTGGCTCGCCCTCTCCGCCCTTCACAATTCTATTTTGTTTTAATGAGCGAACAATATCGCTATTCTTCATTTACAATACCCTCCTGGTACTAGCAAGGACGGCAGCAATATTCTTGGGAACCTTGGGAATTATACCATGGTCTTGCCTCTGTTTGGAATACTGCTGATAGAACCCCTCGGTTTGCCGGACACCGCTTACCGCATGATTCGCCAACGCAAGCGCCCAGTACTTATCCGCGTGATGCTTTTCGTTCGCATCACAATCGAATCGTGAATATTTTGCAGCAGTCGTCATTTTCTTGATTGAATGTATTTGTTGCTGCAATTCCCTGTCTGCTGGAAGTGCAATCAACTCCTTATCGAAAACAAGCCATAACGCTTCAGACATCTCCTCTTTTATCTGATTATTGAATTGAATCGCCTCAACTTTTCGTGGGAACCGGCGCATCATTCTCTCACCCAGTTCCATACCCAGCCCTGTACCATCAAGGCATAACCGATACATCGGCAGGTTCGCCAATAGTTTGCTCAAGTTCTCTTCCTGCTTCTCAAACCCTGTCTTTTTATAGGATATCGACGCCCAGACTGTTCGCTTATCTTTTTCGGGATTATAGCCGATTATTATAAGTTCACTTGCGTCATTCGTTCGTCCTACGTCATAGCCGGCATACAAATAACCGTGGACTTCCGGTCTGTATCCCAGGATCAGATCATCTATAGTTTTGAATGGTATCACCTCGCGCGTTTCTTCGGGATTTTCGGTATCCCCACCCACTGGCGTACAGCGCTGAATCATCTCTAGTGTGATAAACGCGGCCAGCTCATCACGGAATGAACCTTCATATTCTTGCTGAAAATCTTCGAGCGCCATGCTGTTAAAGATGGTTTTTATGATCCGCGTGCCAAATCGCTCAACCATCTGCGCAGTCGTCAGTTCTCCTGCAAGGCTTGTTGCCTTGTCGACGTCTGTGCATAGCGCCGGCGAATGATACCAAAAAACCCGTGCGCGGACAAATTCGGGATATTGCGACTCATTTATCAAAATTTCATAAAACTTGCCCTTGTTACCGAATGGAGTAGAACCGATTTCAAGGCTCCCCCCTCTTGATATAATCGGCAAGGCCGCTGTGTATATCTGATTATCGTTCGCATGGAATGAAAACTCATCAAGGCTTACATCTCCCCCCTTCCCACGCGGGGCTTTGCAAGGCCATGATACTAACCTCGACCTTGTTTTCCCACCCTTATCCTCCCATTCTAACACGGTTTTTGAATCAGATACCAACTTCTTCGGCGCTTCTGCGACTTCAGCCCATGATAGATAAAACGTCCGTGCAATCGCGATTTTCTCCTTTGCATCCTCCAGGCTATAAGAAACGAATTGTTTGGTATAATTCGAATGCGCTGGATCAATGGCATTGATAAAGCCTTTCAGCGCCGTTGAAAATGACCATCCAACCCGCCGCGATTTATTGACGACAAGAAAACGATAATCATTTGCCATATATGCCCATTGCCACCAGTCCAGCACTAACCCCGATCCGTCTTCGGTACTATCATAGGATAGCACGCTTTGCGCAACGGCAGCTTTTTCCTCCCTCGTCCAATTGCCTCGAATGAGGATTGATTGAAAATCACTGCCGCTTGGCTGGTAGTTTTTCTTGTGTCTCCCCATCTTTACCGTCCTCAATGATCCGCCAATCTGAATTTGCGATTAATTTTTCATCTACACTCCTGTCCCTGCTTTGCCAGATTCGCACCCTTCGCTCAAGTAGCTCGGCGACCTTTTCATATCCGTTCTCTTCCTTACCCTGCCCGTTCTTTTTCAGTTCGAGCTCCTCCATTTTGAGCCTAATCTGATGCAACGTGGCGATATCTTCCGCGGCAAACCGCAATGCGTCATTGATTACCCTGCCATCACCGGCATACCGCCCATCCTTTGTTTTCCTGTTGATTTCCCTTCTAATATTCTTTTCATACTCCGCAAGCCTCTTTTCAAGCGACGCAAGGGGCTGTGTCGCGCTTGCCGTTTCAATCACCTTATCAATAGCTGCGACTATCTTTTTTCGATATTTTACCCGTACCGCCCTCACCGTATCATCTGCAATATCAACATTAAGCTTTTCTTTAATATGATCCGCTATAGCTTGAGAAGTATAGCCTGCAATAGCTTGTTGAATGATAAAGTTTTTCACCTCTGTCGTAACAACCCTTTTATTGCGTGCCATACCTTTCACCATTAAATGCATACTCCTTTAATAATGTAATGTTATATATCGTTATTCATAGAATTACTGTTATTCTTTCCCATATCTTCACTTACTGCTGGCCTTTCAATTTTCCTCTGAATTACGATCACTTTTTTAATCCCTTCTTCGTCATCACCTCGGAAGGCTTCAATTACCTGTTTATCATTAAATTCAAGCTGATTTTTCACTAAAGTAATATCACCTTTCACAAAATGGAAAATCACTGCGCCATACACACCCTGGGCACACAAATTGTCGAGCAACCTATGATACTGATACGGGGCTTTTGTCATTTTACCTCTCCTGCACTACACTTGTGCGGTAGATACCCTACCATCTTGCGGCCTTGCTTCGTGTATATCTCTACC